CAGCTGCGGCGATCGTGGACAGGTCGACATGGGGACACGTCACTTGGTTCAAGAAATGCAAGGCTGCAGGCATCCAACCGATGCTTGGCGTTGAGTGCGTCGTTTCGGACGAAGAACTGGCCCACAGGATGTGGTTTCTAGCCAAGAACAAGGACGGTCTTGGGGAGTTGTATAGGGCCACCAGCAAAAGCCACCAGCAGACCATCCCTACGCGCACGGGTGCGTTGCCGCGCCTGTACCGCAACGACGTCCTCAACATGTCGGACAACATTCTGAAGTTCGCTGGCGAGATCGTTGACGGTGAGTTCCTCAAGGAGATCGGCGCAATCATCGACCTCAACCCGTCGAGCCGCATCCTGAACGTCCGCAAGCAGCGCATCGCTGAACAGCACGGGTTGCGCGTCGTGAGCACCGGCGACAACGCCTACGCCTACCCAGAGGACGACGCTGTGTTCGAGTTGGCGTCCAAGGCGGGTGCCAAGACCACGCCGCAGTGGATCCTGGACACGCTCGACCACCAAGACACAGCCGCCGCTGTCGCCGCCGAATGCGCTGACTTGGAATTGCCCCAAGCACCAATGGTGCGCACCGCAGGCAACCTTGAAGAGTTGTGCCGCGCAGGCATCAAGTTCCGCAAGATGGAAGACCGCTGGACGCAAGAGTATGAAGAGCGCATGCTGTACGAACTGGACTTGATCCGGTCCAAGGATTTTGAGTCGTACTTTTTGATCGTTGCCGACATGGTGCACTACGCCAAGCAACACATGCTTGTTGGTCCATCGCGCGGTTCAGCGGCTGGTTCGCTGGTTTGTTACCTGACCCGCATCACCGAGATCGACCCGATCCCGCCCAAGCTGTACTTCGAGCGTTTCATCGACGTGAGCCGCACCGACCTGCCCGACATCGACTTGGACTTCCCTGACTCCAAGCGTCACATGGTCTTCGAATACATGGCCGACAAGTACGGCGCGACCAACGTCGCCCACATCGGCACCATCGGTCAGTTCCGCCCCAAGTCTGCGCTCATTCAGGTGTGCAAGGCGTTGAACATCCCTGCGCAGGCGACCGGTGCGGTGAAGGTTGCAATGATCGAGCGGTCGTCCGCCGACTCACGCGCCAACAACTGCTTGGAAGACACGTTCAACGAAACCACTCCTGGACAAGAGTTCATCAAGCAATACCCACAAGCCAAAGCCGCCATGCTCTTGGAAGGTCACGCGTCCCACACCGGTGTGCACGCCGCAGGGCTGCTGGTTTGTAACCAAGAGATCACCAACTACGCAACCGTGGACGCCGACGGCATCGCCCACATCGAAAAAGGCGCGGCTGAACAGCTGGGGTTGCTCAAGATTGACGTGCTCGGTCTGCGAACGCTCGGCGTGCTTGAAGACAGCGGTTTGGGCATTGATTGGTACAACCTGCCGTTCGATGACGAGCAGACCTACGACGTGTTCAACGCAGGTCGGCTTTGCGGCATCTTCCAGTTCGAAGGCAACGCTCTGCGCGCAATCAGCCGCGACATCGACTTCAAGACCATCGTCGAGATCGACGCGGTTACGGCTCTGGCGCGTCCTGGACCGTTCGGCGGTGGCGTGACTGAAAAGTACGTTCGTCGCAAGAAAGGCGAAGCCTACACGCCCATCCACCCGCTGGTGGAAGAGCACATGAAGGAGACCTACGGTCTGCCTGTCTACCAAGAGCAAACGCTCGCCATCGTGCGCGAGATCGGCAAGTTCGACTGGAAGGAAACCTCCACCATCCGCAAGGCGATGTCCAAGCGCATGGGCAAGGAATTCTTCGACACCTACTGGACCAAGTTCAAGGACGGAGCGGCGAGCCAAGGCATCGGCGAACCCGAAGCACGCGCCACGTGGGAAACCATCAACGCGATGGGTGCTTGGCAGATGAACAAAGCGCACACGTTCAGCTATGCTGTTATCAGCTACTGGACAGCGTATCTCAAGGCGCACCACCCGTTGGAGTTTGCTGCGGCCAACCTGCGCAACGCCAAGGACGAAGACAGCGCGGTCGAGTTGCTGCGCGAGATGGTTCGTGAAGGCATCGAGTACGTGCCGTTCGACCTGCACAAATCAGAGATGAATTGGTCGGCGAAGGACGGAATGCTTTACGGCGGGTTCATGGCGTTGAAAGGCATCGGCGAAAGCAAAGCCGCCAAGCTGATCGAAGCACGCAACTCCGGCACGCTCACCGAAAAGCAGCGCGAAGACATCGAAAAGGCTGAGAACATCTTCGCCGACATCTTCCCGTTCCGTCGCCATTACCTGCACTTGTACGAGGATCCGTCCACGCACGGCATCGCCAGCGACGTTGTCGAGATCAAGGATCTGGAAAACATCCGCCACAACGAAGAGCGCGTGTTCCTCGGCGAGTTGATCTACAAGAACGCTCGCAACTACAACGAAGAGGTCAACGTCAAGAAGCGCGGAGGCAAGGTCGGCACCGGACCACTGGAGTTCGTGGACGTGCGGTTGCGGGACGACTCTGGGACGATCGGCGGTCGCATTGGCCGGTACGACTTCGAGCGTTTCGGCAGGGAGTTGTTGGAGCGGGTGCCGACGGGGTCGCACCTGATGATCCGAGCCAAGTTCTTCAACAACATTCGCTATGCGTTCATCACCAAGTGGCGGAGGCTCGATGGCTGAAAGCAACGATTACAAGGTGTTGAAAGCAAACCTCCCTCAAGGTCGAGACCGGCTCGACCGCGTTGAGAACGTGGTGGTGAACGGCATGCCCGACATCAACTTCTGCTCTGACGGGGTGGAGTGCTGGATCGAGCAAAAGTCGCCCAAGGAGCCTGTCCGCGCCACGACCAAGCTGTTCGGTTCCAACCACAAGGTGTCGCAGGAGCAGACCAATTGGTTCTTGCGGCAGATGAAGGCTGAGGGGAATGCTTACTTCTTGATCGTGACCGACAAGCGTTGGATGCTGATCGGTGGAGAGCACGCCGACAAGATCAATGAAATGACCGTCAATGAGTTGATGGGGGTCGCACTATGGCACACAACCAAACCAGTACGGGACAAAGAATCATGGACCAAATTACGCCAGACACTAAGTTCAAAACCAAACCCTACCGCCACCAGCTAGAGTGCTTGAACAAGTTCGGTCGAGAGCGGGTGTTTGCTTTGCTGGCCGAGATGGGCACAGGCAAAACTTGGATCGTAATCAACAACGTCGCCGACCTTTGGGCGTCAGGAGACTGTGACGCCGTGCTGGTGTTCGCTCCCAACGGTGTGCACACAACCTGGACGCGCCTAGAGTTGCCCAAGCACATGCCCGACTGGGTCAGGTACCGCTCCGCAGCGTGGGCTGCAACGCCGCGCAAAGCCGAAAAAGAAGAGTTGGATCGGCTGTACGAACCGTCCAACGGCGAACTTAAAGTGTTGACCATGAACTGGGAAGCCCTGCAAACCACCAAAGGCATGGCCGAAGCCGAGCGGTTCGGATTGTGCGCACGCCGCTTGATGATCGTTTGCGACGAGAGCGACAGCGTCAAGAACCCCACCGCCAAGCGCACCAAGAACCTGATGAAGTTGCGCAACCTCAGCTACTGGCGGCGCATCATGTCTGGAACGCCGATCAACAACGCACCGTTCGACGCCTTCAGCCAGTTCTCGTTCCTGGACGAACACATCCTTGGAACGACCAGTTTTTATGCGTTCAAGGCTGAGTACGCCGAGATGCTGCAGCAGGGGAATCCCTTGCTTGAGAACATCCGCCGTCGCACCAACTCGCGCGGCGTGCCGCAGGTCGTGGCTCGTGGTCCAGGAGGCAGACCCAAGTACCGCAACCTAGACAAATTGTCGCGCCTGATCGCACCCCACAGTTTCCGCGTGCTCAAGAGCGAGTGCTTGGACCTCCCCGAGAAAATCTACAAGACGCTGGTCTTCAGCATGACGCCAGAGCAGATCAAGGTCTACAAGAAAGCCGAGGACGAGTGCCGCATCGTGTTCGAGAATGAGGAGACGCCGTTCAACAAGCTGGTGGCCGTCACCAAGCTGGCGCAGATCACGTCTGGCTACTACATTCACCCAATGTCCGACGAGCCTGTGCGCATCGAAGGCGACAACCCCAAGTTGGACCTGTTGGTGGACCGCGTGAACAAGATCGTCGAAAGCGGCGAGAAAGTCATCGTGTGGGCACGCTACCGTGTTGAGATTGAGGACATCGTCAAGCGACTGCGCTTGGACGGAATCCCGTGCGTTCAGTACCACGGCGGCGTGAACAAGGACGACCGCACGGATGCGATCGAATCATTCGAGCGCGGCGACGCGCAGGTGTTCGTCGGCAACCAGCAAGCCGGTGGCACAGGCATCACGCTCGTGGCGGCGTCCTACGTGATCTACTTCAGCAACAACTTCAGCTTGCGCGACCGGCTGCAGTCGGAAGACCGCGCCCACCGCATCGGCCAGAAGAAGAACGTGACGTACATCAACATCGCCGCCAAAGGCACCATCGACGAGGTGGTGATCCGCACGCTGATGAGCAAGAAGGACATCGCCGACACCATCATTGACCGAGGGCTTTCCCTGTTCCGTTGCTAAAAAGCAACGTAAGTCGTTGTTTTTACACAACTAAAAATATTTTCATAAATATGTTGCCGACTATGAAACACTCAGGCATAATACACTTAAGGTTGAGGAGTTCAACCGCCCTAGAACTGAAGAACTGGAGAACTGAAATGCCTAAGATCGCGACCGTTGGAAAATCTGAACTCTACGCCGCTCATCTCGAACAGCGCCACGACATGCGTGAACGTGGTGATTGCGCAGTGCGCGCCATTGCCGCGCTGACCGAAACGTCTTACGAGACCGTGCACGCCATGATGGCTCGCGCCGGTCGCAAGCACGGCAAGGGCACGCCATGGAACATCATTTGGGACACGCTGAACGCACTGGGCTTCAAGGCAGAGCGCCGCTCCGCCAGCGACTTCATCCGCCAGTATCCCGGCTCCCACGCCACCGCGCTGAAGTCCGTCACCACGCACCACCCCGACCGTTTCCCCGCTGTGTGGAAAGATGGCCGTCGCTACCTCATGTCAACCCCGCGCCACGTGTTGGCGATCGTGGACGGCGTGAACCACGACTGGACACGCGGCAAGGCATGCCGCGCCAAGGGCATCTGGGAAATCACCAAGAAGGAGGAGAACTGAAAATAGTTTCAAAAAGTAGTTGCCTGAGGTGAAAACTTCAGGCATGATACACTCAGGTCGATTGACCTACTCAACTCAACTTAGAACTGGAGAATGAAAATGGCACACGAACTCGACATGACGAACGACCGCGCTAACATGGCTTACGTTGGCACGCTTCCTTGGCACGGACTTGGTCAGGCTCTGACCGAAGATGCAGACCTCGACACGTGGCGTGTTGAAGCTGGCATGAACTGGAACGTCAACGACACCGCGCTGGTCTACAAAGGCGCACAAGGTCAGGACGTGATCTTTCCCGACCGCCGCGTGCTCTACCGCTCTGACAGCAGCGGTGCGCTGGGTGTTGTTTCCAACAACTACAAGATCGTCCATCCTGGTGAGGCTCTGGAATTCTTCCGCGACCTGATCGCTGACCAAGGGTTCAAGATGGAAACCGCTGGCTGCTTGTTCGGCGGTCGCAAGTTCTGGGCACTGGCCAAGTGTGGTGAAGCCGCACGCATCATGGGTCAGGACGAGATCAAGCCCTACCTGCTCATGGCGTCCTCTTGCGATGGCTCTATGGCCACCGCCGTGCACCTGACCAGCGTCCGCGTTGTTTGCAACAACACGCTGCGCATGTCGATCGGTGCTGAAGGTCAGAACGCTCAGATCCGCGTGCCGCACTCGGCGACCTTCCACGCTGACAGCGTCAAGCAGCAGCTGGGCATCGTTGAAGGCGCATGGGACAACTTCCTGCAGAACATTGACAAGTTGGCCAACCTGCAAATCGACCGCGACTTTGCGATCGACATTGTTGCCGACGAACTCAAGGCTGAGTGGAAGAACAAGGAAGGCGACGACATGACCCGCGATGAGATGGTTGACTCGTCCATCGTCCTGCGCCGCATCATGAAGCTGTACGACGGCGAGAGCCTCGGCAACGACTTCCGCTCCTCCAAAGGCACCGCATGGGGTCTGGTGAACGCCGTGACCCAGTTCTTCGACCATGAAGCTGGTGGCAAAGGCGACAAGAGCCGTGCCTTCGAGCGTGCGCACCTGACCGACCGCGCATCACTCAAGGTGAACGTCACCAACCGCCTGCTCGAAGCAGCCTAAGTCGGTCAAGCCTCCCCTTCGGGGGAGGCAACCTTTGGAGAACTGAGAATGAAAAACGCTTTGCTCTACACCGCTGGTGTTTTTGGTTTCTTGTTGCTGATCGGCATCGCTGGCCAGTCTGACTACGAAGAAGCCGTGCGCCAAGAACAACACTACTGCGACATGGTTCGTCTGTGGGAGATGGACGCCGCCAAAGGCATCGCCCCAGACCAGCGTGCCGGATGGCCACCTTACAAAGGCGAAGAAGTGCCCTGCAACATGTGAAAAAGAACCCCGCACTAGGCGGGGTTTTTAACGCCGTTCCAACAGCGGCGAGGAGACAGGGGTCATCGCTGACCCCTCATGGCTTCAGTTGCGCGCATCAGCAGGTTCGTCGATGGTCAGGTTCAATCCGCGAGGCTCTGCAGTTTGCGCACGAGATCTGCGCAACGCTTCCAAATCCGCTTGAATGTCTGGACCACCTTGGTCGATGCGCGTTTGAGTTTCTCTGGCAATGTCTTCAGCCACATTTGGCGCTTCGTCCGTTGTTGGGGCAGGTTGAGCGGAGACCACAGTCCCCATGATCGCGCCGGTTTCTGCACGGTTGAGTCGTGCCGCGCCGGTTGCTGCTTGTTGCCCATAATCTTCCAAGATCCTGACAGCGGCGGCAACCTCGGTCGGATCGCTCGACATCAACATGCGTGAAACGTCTGTTGCAATGTCGTCTGTCATCGTCGCGCTACGAGCGATGCGCGCAACAAGGTTTGTCAACGAACTTCCAAACGAACCGGTGATCGTGTCGGCCACAACCTCTCCCACCGGCGTGCCTTCTTCGAAAGCACCGCGTGCCTGCGTGCGTCTGGCTGTCGCTGCACCGCCAAGAATGCGGTTGGATTGCTGGAACAGTTGCATCTCGCGCTGCATCGCCGACCGGAACAGGTCGAACTGCGCAGGCGAATCAAACAACGGTGCCATCTTGGCTGCGTATTCCGGCGAACCGATGATGCGTTGCGCGGCGTTGATGTTGCCGGACGGATCCATCAAGCGGTCGTAAATGTTACGCACAGCACCCGTGCGGAATGCATCGCGTTCAGCTTCGCTCATGTCTTGAATCATGCGAGCGATTTCCTCGTGGTCGAGGCGGTTGAAGTCGTTGCGCCCTGCGCGCAGTGCGTCCAGCACCTCCATGTCACCGGCGTAACCTGCTCTGGCTTGTGTGTAAGCAGAAACTCCAGTGTTCGGGTCAATGGTCGCTTCGTCTAGCACGTTCACAAACTCACGACGCACCTGTCGCAAGGCATTGGCTTCAGCGGTGCTGAGACCTTGACCATCGAAGCCGCGTTCGATCGTTGCGTCGATGCCGCGCTTGATGTAATCGAGCGTGCGCACGTCAGGGATGCGTTGCACGACGGCGTTGCCTTCCGAGTCAACCATGTAGATCGGGTTGAGGTCGAAGCGGCTGGTGTCTTCACCGCGCAGCTGAGCAGCCAAACGCTCGTTGTCGGCGATTTCGCGCGCACGATTGTAGAAACTTCTGAATTGCGGAGACTCAAGAATTTGCCTGATCCTTGGGTCGCTCACTTCACCGAATGCATACGCGTCGTCGTAAAGCGTGCGAGCCTGATTGCGCAACTCTTCCACCATGCGCATTTCGTCGTCGTAGTAGTTTCCGCCGTTGATTTCTGAGCGCACGCGCCCGTAGACACGCTCTCTTGCGCCAGCGGTTTGCCTGCCGAGAGTTCCTTCAATTTGCCGTGCACCAACGCCTGTGCGTTGCGCAGCGGTTTCAGCCAAGTCCACCATCGACGGATCGACGTTCGCGAGCGTCGAAGGAATGCCACGAGCGCGGTCAGCGGCCACGACATCAGCAGCTTCTTGCGCGGTCATGCCTTCGCCTTCCCGAGCCTGTCCAAGAGCACGGTTCACCCTGCGTGTTGAGCCTCGGCGGATGACTTCCTCGCTCGGAGCGAGGCGGTCGCGCAGCCAACCCGCTGCGTTGCCGGCTCCTCGGATCACGACCGGTGCACCGCCGCCCACAATCGTCCCGACCGTTCCGCCGACCAACGCTCCTTCGCCTCGGCTTCCTGGTTCAGCAGTTCCTGCACCAGCCACTGCGCCTGTTCCCATGCCAGTCAAAGCACCGCGCACCACTGGGTTTTGAGCCAACCGCGCCAATGCGCCAGCGGTTCTTGCCGTGGTCGCAGCAGCGGCGGGTGCGGCAGCACCACCTGTGAATGGCGTTGCGGCGTAAGAGGCGACCATCGGCAGCACACCACCCGCGAATTCAGTGCCAGCCGTCAGGAGAGGGTTGCGTTGAGCGTATTCGGCGTATTCGCGGTTGATGTCTCTGAGGTTTTCTTCATAAGTCTTTTCGCCGATCTTGGAACGAAGCCACGCTTCGGCTTCGTCGCCCCAACCCATCCCAAGACCTTGACCGAGCAAAGCACGGGTGAAATTTGCTGCGTCTCCCATCATTGTCCTCCTTCGAGCGGTGTGTAGGTGCGGTATGCACCGCTGAGAATTCTGTCGAGCCGCGTTTGTGCCGACGCTTTGCGATCTTCCAACACTTCGGCCAGACGCAACATGATTTGCCGACGCTCTTCCAGCGACCTAGAACCGATACCTTGCAACTCCAGCAAGATGGCGCGTTCACCTTCAGTCGGGTTCCCGCCGAAAATCGCACGCAACGAACTGAGAGCCTGTGCACCCAGCAAATTGTCGATGCGGCGAGTGTTGACGATGCGCGGATCATCAGAACCAGCGACTTCATACAACCAACGCTGACCGCGATCGAGCCAACCACCAGCGTAGCTGTTGGGGTTGAGTCGGTAAGCCTCGGCAACGTCTCTGATTGCTTGATCGATGTTGGCGATATTGTTCTCGGTTTCGGTGCGCAGATTGATCTCGGTCGGCGACATTTGACCGGCACGTTGAGTGGTCGCTGCAGCGGAAGCCAACTGCGCGTTGATCAAGGCGGTTTGCCGCTGGATTTCCAAAGCCGCCAACTCTTCAACTTTCGCGTTGAACTCTGGTGTTCCTGGCGTAAAACCCATGTCCACAGCTGTTTTGCCAGCGGTGGATTGCGGTTTGCCCGAGGCGATGTATTCGCGAATCATTTCTTGCGCGATGACACGGCGGTCGCGAGCACCTTCTTGTTCCAACGCACGCAAAGTGTCTAGCTCTTTGTTTGCGGCGTCCATCTTCATCTTCTGCAGTTCCATCCGGATGCCCAATTTCTTGGCACGGGACTCGCGCTGTGATTTGGCTGTTTCAGCCATTTCTTTGCCAGCCAGCGAAAGGTTCTCTGTGAAGTGCCCTGTCTTGGTCGGAGAACCGAATGCAGCTGCAAGGCGGAAGTACATTTCAGCTTTGGAAGAAGCTGCGTCCTCGGGAGACTCAAGTTGTGCGCGCAGCATCTCTTCGAACGCTCGCTGTTCGTCAGCCGCGCGAGTTCGAGCCGCAGTTATTTGAGAGCCGTAATCAACGTCTCTCGGTCCATATTTTTCGAGCATTGATTGCAGAGCGGCTGCACGCGAATCGAGTGGCGGTGCGGCAGCAGCGACGCTACGGGTTCCCGCCACAGCAGGAGCCGGAATGTTTGCGTCATTTGTGCGCGCTCGGTCAATCGCTTTCGCCGCGCCCTCCAGAACCGGATCAAGCGGCGTCACAGTCAAGGACGGCAAATCTGGAACAGGGTAAACAATCGCGCCAGTTTCATGGTCGACGATGCCACGGTCTTCGAGACCGCCGTCTTGATAGCCTTTCACTGCACCTCCTTGCGCCCAACCACTGGCGTACGAGTCGACGAAGTTGCCATAAGAGCCGAGGATGTTTCCGAAAATCGGATTTCCAGAGAGAATGCTGCTGGAAATCGGTTTTCCATCGAGTGTCATTTTCGACAAAGAATCGTATTGAGGGTTCGGAGAACCCGTGCCGATGTCTGGCATCGGCTTGACGTAACCTTCGTAAGGCGAACGACCTTCCTTCATGCCGTACGCGGCGTAGTGCATTTGCGCTTCCGGCATCGTGTCGATTTTTGCCCCAAGAAGGTCGGGATTGTTATTGACGTAATAAGTCCAATCGAAGTTTTGCGGTACATTGCTGAGGTCGTAAGCGTCTCCCTGAGCGGGGTTCCAATCCACTCCGGCTTTGTAAACTGCAGCGTTCAGACCTTCTGGATTCACAGCACCGCTGCTCAGTTGGTTCAACCAATAGTTGTACCCAGAGTCGTCGATCTGATTGATGTTGGTGCCGAAACCGCTGCGCCCAAGTTGAGCGTAAGCAGCATTCAAAGGATCGACGTATTGAGAATACGCAGTGCTGAGCAGACCGCGCCAATCCGATTCTGGCAGTTTGCCGAACGTCTTCTCGCCAGCAGCACGCAGGTCTGCGTCTGTGTAACCGATGTCACGCCGACCGAGGTACCAGTCAGCTTTTTCTTGAGCCGTTTTACCAGCCAGAGAGATCGGAGCCGTGTCGTAAATCGGAGCATTGACGGTGTCCGTCCACTGCGGTGTGCCGTATTTTGTGCCGGTTCCCATTGCGTTGCGAATGTCGTAGTCGTTCACGCCGTAACGCTGCTTCACGTCAGCGAACTCAGCCGGTGATACGTTGGGGTTGGCCGCCATCCAGTCGCGGATGTTCTTGTTGGCGGCTTCTTGACCGATGCCGAATCCGCTCTTAGAAGCTGGAACCACTTGCGTCGGGTTGGCTTTCAACCACTCTTCATATGCTGCGTCTTGCGCACGACCTAACGATCCCGAGGGAAGCCACCCAAAATAAGGCGACTCGTACGTGTCCATCGTGCCCATAGCACCTTCTTGATCTTTTTTAAGTTGCTTATAAGCGTCAGACTTCAAGTAATCAGCCGGGGTAGACGCGGCAGTCGGCGGAGTGCCATAACCCATGGCATGCTTCTGCATGTCCGAAAAGGTGTTGATGGCGGGCACGCTCGCACCGGTCGTGCTGAATTGCGCTTGGTTGTACATGTTGGTGTTCGCCAACCGATCCTGATACGCGCTTTTGTATTGGTCGTATTCTTTTTGCGCCAGACCATACTTGCGTACGCTTTCGTCGAACGCCGCTTTGTCTTTGTTGTAGGTCTCTAGGTCTTTTTCATATTGTGTCTTTTGAGCCTTGGTCGCATTGTCAGCGATTGTCGGCGCAACGGGTGGCGATCCAGGCATCTGCGGTGCGCTGGCCATGGTCGGGGATGCGACCCCGTATTGCTTCATCAATCTGGTGAGTTCGTATCCCATGACGGCTCCTTAACTTAGGCTGCTCAGACCTTTGTACGTGTACAAGCCTGTTGCCAGCTGTGAAAGCGGCGATGGCGAGTAAGTCGCACCCGTGGTCGTTGAAGACTGAGTTTGTGTTTGTGGCGTGATCGGAGCCAGACCGCGAACCTGCGTGCTGAGCCAATCCATCTGTTGTTTCGGGTAAAGCTGCTCGGCTTGATACTGCGCTTGCGCGACGTCCAGCTGACGCTGTTGTTGTGCCTGTTGAGCAGCGCCAGCGGTTTCCAGCGCGGCCACGTCTGCCGCACGCATGCCCTGCTCCTGTTGAGCCATTGCAGCCATTTGTTGCAACGCGGTCATCTGACGCTGGTAGTCTTGCGCTTGCGCTTGTTGAGCAGTTTGCGCGGCGTTGAGACCGAATTGCTGTTGCGCCTGACCAGCTTGCGTTTGCAGTTGCCCGAGGTTGGCGAGGTTCTGCATTTGCTGACTAGTGACTTGACCGCTGGTCTGCCCGAGGTTGGCGAGGTTCTGCATCTGCTGGCTGGTGAGTTGACCTGTTGTCTGGCCAAGAGCGGCAAGCTGTTGCATCTGCTGACCCGTCAGCTGACCGGCTGTTTGCCCGAGGTTGCCGTACTGCGCGCCGCCTTGCATGATGCGGGAAAGGTCTGCACCGCTGATGCTGCCGACCGTTCCGGCCAGTTGCGCTTGGCGTGCGAGGTCTGCTTGAGCCGCTTGCATCGCTTGGCCGTAACCTTGTTGAGCCGCCTGAGCCTGCTGGTTGAGGACAGCTTCCTGCGTGTCCCGCAGAGCGCGTGCGCCCATCTCACCCATGCGGCTGGAGCCGAACTGACCGGCTTTGATGAAGGCGTCTGAAACCCCAGGAAGAATGTTTTCAGTCAGGTTGCGTGCGCCTTGCTTGGCGATTACGTCCAGCACACCTTGCTGATAAGGCGACATGTACTGGCCAACTTGGCTCGCCGCAGTTTGACCAGCACCTTGAAGATAAGGCGCAGCCGCCGCCAACGCACGCTCAGAAAGTGCCTGCGCGGTCGTCGTTCCTGCTTGATTTAGGTAAGGCTGTGCCGCTCCGACGATGTCCATTCCACCGGCTCGGCTCAGGTAAGGCTGTGCCGCTCCGACAGCGTCCATTCCACCGGCTCGACTCAGGTAAGGTTGTGCCGCTCCGACAACGTCCATTCCACCGGCTCTGCCGAACAATTCTTGTCCGGCGTCGAGACCTTTGCCAACCAAGTCTTGGCGCAAATACTGCCCTTGTTCTTGACGCAACTGATCGGCGGTGCCTTTGGTGCTGAAGCCTTCCATTCCGGCTTGCGCTTTGCCCATCGCTGGTGCCCAAGAGCCTTGGTTGGCGACGACATTGGCGTAAGCTTGCTGTTGCAACGGCGAAAGTTCAGCAACCGTCGGCAACTCGTAAGGTTGATAGGGGGTGTTGGCGATGTTTTGCGCCCACTGCACCTGATTGTAGATGGCGTCTTGCATCCACTTCGGTGTTTCGGTCGTAGACGTCGCATACGAAGTGGCAGTTTGCGGCGTGCCTTGAAAGATGCTGCCCATTATGCGACTCCTTTGATGTAAGTCAGCGGGGACTTGGCGTCAGGGCTGAATTTGCCTTTGGCCATTGTCTTGCCTTTGTGTTTGCGCAATTGAGACCGCATCGCATCCAACTTGCGTGCGCCGTCCTCGCTGGAGCCGTCCCCAAGCATTGCGACCGTTTCTGCGTCCATGACGTATTCGCCGTCAGAGAGGCGAGCGTTGATCGTGTCGTCACGACCAGAACCAGAGCCTCGTGCGAACCGCGCCATCGCGTTGAGCGCACCACCATTGGCCATCATGTGGTCAGAGTTGCGCATCATCGAGCCATCCGGCATCATGTGGTAGCCGCCACGCGCCATTCCAGGAGGAGGAGCCGTAGCCATGTTGTATTGGCCCGATGCGATGTTGTTCCAGTTGCGCGCCATGTATTGGCTGAGGCTCATGTTGTTGGCGTTAGCGTCATTTTGCAACTTATTCCAGTCCCAAGCAACACTTGGACGATTGAAATATTCTTGTTGCTCTGGAGAAAGCGTTGAAACCGCTTGTTGAACTTCAGGCGGAGCCTCTGCCAATCCGCTCAGTGCCGTAGCGGCTAACGCAACTTTGCCGAGCGTGCCGAGCGGAGAACCGCCTTGACCTTGTGCGCTGCCCGTTCCAGTAGCACCGGTTCCGGCTAATGGACCACCCTGTGTGATTTTGTTCCAGAACGTCGGTTCAGCCGCTTTCCATTCGACAGCGTTGGTCTGCGGATTGAACTGATATGTTCCAGGAGCCACCTTGAATTCGACCGCACCCGTCTGCGGGTTCAACTGATAGGTGCCAGATTGCCCAGCGGCGTTGACGCCTTGAGTTCCAGGAACGTTGGTCGTCGTGGTGCCGTCGGGCAATTTTATTACGGCTGGTTCATTCTGAGGCAAGCCATATTCGTCATACACGCTGTTGTCGGTTTTTAAATTGTTCACAGCAACGTCAGAAGGCTTGTACGTCAAGCCTGCGGCCAACCCGCTCAACCCGCCAGCAACGGCTGCGGTCTTCGGGTCGTAGCCAGCCGTGAGTGCTTGACCGAATGTCCGACCAGCCGAACTGATTCCTTGTTGGAAAGCGGTCGGACCAGCCGCGCCGCCAGCGAGTTCGCCGATTGCGCCGCCGAGAACACCTTGTCCTGCGCCCTTGAGGAATCCCTGTCCTGTGGCCAATCCTGACACACCTCCGACCAAACCGCTGCCGAGGATCGCTTGACCGGTTTGACCGAGACCGAGACCGAGTGCGCTGTTTGCCGCGCCGCCGACCACGCCGCCCAAGCCGCCGCCGAGACCGCCCATCAGTGCGCCCTGCAGGACGTTGCCACCAGTCAGTGCGGAAGAAGCACCGCCGATGATCGCGCTGCCCAGCATCGACGCGCCAATACCAGAAGCACCCAACGCGCTGCCGATTGCAGCACCCAGACCAGGAACAAAGATCGCAGCGGCGATTGGCAGCACCGCGCCAAGGATCTTCTTCACGCTCTTGTATTCACGCAGACCGGTGTTGGGGTTGATTGTTCCCTGACCGCCCATGCGACGCAGCATTTCGGCTTCGCGACGGTTGACGTGCACCAACTCGGTGTCGCCGCCTTGACCGCCGGTCATCGCACGGCGACCGGCGTAAGTCAATCCGCCACGCGCCATCTTCTGCGCCGTGCGATCCTGCAGACCGTACAACGCCATCAATAGCGAAACGATGAACGCCTGATCGAACTGCGGCGGCACCATGCCCTCGTCGATGATGCCGTCACGGATTGCCGCTGCTACGACTTCTTCGTAGCGGTCGGGGTTTTGCAGCACGAATTCGAGCAGCTTGATCGCTTCGTCGAGATCTTCAGGAACAATCGGTGTTGCGCCAAGCTGGGCTTCGATTGCATTGACGCCTTGCGCGAACGAGGGGTCGCCGCTGGCCATCTCCATGATTGCGTTTCTGATCTGCATTTTAACCTCTCCGCCAAGCGTGATTTTGATACTCTTCGGCCAAGAAACCGTAGACCATCAGGTCGCGTCCACGCGCTGCTGCTTTGCGCATGACGCCTTCTAACTTAAACCCAAAGTGCTCAATGATGCGCTGCGCAGATTTGTTTTCGCTGTCTGTCAAACCTGTTGCACGCAAGACGTGCAGTCGGTCGAACAAAAAGCCGAACACCTCATTGAACATCTCGATTGTTGCCTTTGGTCTCATCTTTTTACTGTCCATCGCGATGTTGATGTCGACGTTCGTTGAACTGAAGTTCGTCATCACCACAACGCACATGAATTCGTTGGATTCGTCCACAGCACTCAACGCCCGGAAAAACTCCGGCGCGTGCTCCAAACCCAACTTCTTTCTTGCCCATTGTTCAGCCTCTTCCTCTTTCACGAACCCGACCACTCTCATTCCAACACCTGACAGAACCTTTCAGCCCATTCCCGCCAGTTTTCAAAGTTGTAGGGAACCGGAATGTTTTCTCTCAGAGTCATGTTGTTCAAAAACTGCATCGCCCAATTCTGCCACTGATCTTCGACATCCAACCGACCGAACGCACCATAAGGGTCGAGGTCGAG